ACGGCAAGTAGGTTTCCCAGGTCGTGTCGAGGTAGTAGGCGGAGAGCTGGCCATTGAGCGCAGCCTTGTTGACCATCGTGCGCAGCTTGCGGAAGTCCGCCAGCGTGGCGTCGCTCGGCTTGGTCTTTCCGGCCGCTAGCGCCAGCACCTTGTTGTTCGTGCGGGCGGTCTTAACGATTCCAGCCACGGAATCGTAGGTCGCAGTGCCATCGGCGAGGAAGCCCCAGTTGTCTTCCGCCCGGGCGAACTCCACCGCGCCATAGCGTGCCAGGAACTGGCCCATGGGAACGATGCTCTGCTCGTCGATCTCCCTGGGCAGTCGGACCAGGCCGCCAATCTTGTGCGATTCCAGCGAGGCGAACGTCACGGTCGGAGACTTCTCATCGAAGGTCGCGCTCATGGCGATGCTGCCGAACGCCGGGCGGGTGCCCATGCGCGCCGGCCGGGCCGTGCCCATGCCAATCGGATAGGGGAACATCTTGCGACGCACCACACCGAACTGGCTGATGAGCTCGCGGATCTCCCCGCCATAGACGACCGGCATCGGGATGTCAGTCGTCGATATCGCCGTCTTGCCGGTGATGTTGAGCGCCGACCTGGCTTCGCTGAGCAGCGAGTCTCGTTGGGCCGAGATGCTCGACAGGGCCTCAAGCTTGCCGCTGGCAGCGCAGTGGCAGATGAAGTGCCCGGCCAGCTCGCGAGCGCATTCGTCGCTCACGGAGAGCGTGCGGCCGGAGCCGATAGCCCGCAAGGTGGTAGCCTTGTGGAACCGCTGCTTTCTCAGCTCGTCGATGGCAGCTTTGACCTCATTCGCTTGCGTCTTCAGCGCGGCGATGTCGTCTTTGAACGTCTTGCTGTCGATCTTCTCCAGCTCTCCCACCTTGCCTTCGATGGCTTTCAGCTTGGTGTCGAGTGTTGTCAGCGCCGTGGCCGTGCGCTCCAGCGCAGTGGCCATCGCCCCGCCACCGCCGCCGCCTTCACCCGCGTCTTTGTCGCGGAGAATCAGGAATGGCGTCACCGCCGCCAGCGTCAGCCCGGCTGACGCCTTGGGCAACACGATTGCACCGCACACGAACAGCGGCACGAAGAGGATGGCTACCAGCCCCAGGCCCATCCAGGCCAGGGTGGCAAGTTGTTTATTCCGTCGAATCAGTCTCTTTCTCATAACTGCGTTTTGTCTTTCTTGGTTGCGGCCGTTACAGGCCGTTTGATATTTCGATCACTGTCGCCAGAAGGTTGAGGCTCGCCCGCTGCAGGGCCGGGTCGGCTTCAGCGGGAACAGTAGCCGGACCGGCAGTTTCGAGTTCAGGTTCTTCCAACAACAAATTCTTGCGGCCCTCAGATGCGAGGAACTCTATGTCCTCCTCTTTCAGCAGGTCGGCCCTGTAGGCTTTGGCCAGGGCGTCGGGGTTCGCTCCCAGGATGCAGGCCGAAAGCTCGACCTGCTGTTGCTCCAGGTAAATGACACGCGGCGCGTTGGCCTGGGCCAGGCCGAGTTCAAGGAGCTGCTGTGTGTATGCGCCCGGGTCTTGGTCCCACTTGCTTACCGCCTTCACCGGCCAGAACCCAACCGAGACCGCCTTCGCGTATCCCGCCTGCGTCATCTTGAAGCCGAGCTGGGCGAGCTTGTTCTCGGCCACGTCGATAGCCCATTGAACGGTCTCCACCAGGGCGGGCTTGCCATCGACCTGGTCGAGCTTGAAATCGAGCACCTTGCCCAGCAGGCAATCGAGCGTGCCGTAGTTGTGCGAGTCCACGAACGGCGCATTCTTTCGGAACAAATCGAAGCGCCAGCCGCTCACGCGGATCACCTCTCGGTAGGAATCGATGGTCTCATTGCTAGCGACGTATTCAACAATACCCTTGGCCGCGTCCAGCACGCGGGCAACGGGATGAATGGTTCGGCGGAGTGTTTTCATAGGTCAGTCGTTTGAGTCTGGCCCTGCGGTGCTGGCCACCTCGACACAGTGACAGTTTATGACGTTCCACGGAGCACCGTCCGCGTCGCCAGGATGCATGATGGAGTCGGAGTCGCCCGTCTTCGGGTCAACCACGACGAAAGGAGTTTCGAGTTCCTGCACCGTGCCGTTCATGAGCCGGTGTGACTCGCGCACATTTGAGTTGCCGGAGGTCAGCCACTTCTTGAACTGAATCCCAGCCGCCTTCATTGCGGCGTGCCGACCAAACCCGTAGCAGGCGGAAGTCTCCGTCTGCGCGATGGTCTTGCCGCGCTTGTCCGAGATGGCGTTACACTCGGCGCGAACCGCGTCCGCGATCTGGTCCATCGGGTCGCCGGACTTGATGCCGTCATCGATGGCGGACTTGATGCGATCAAACACCTCATCCGGCACATCGCTGAGCTTGTTCGTCCGATCCCCCAGGAACTGCAGCGTGTCATGGCTCGGCACCTTCCATGGGTCATCCTTCCCACATTCCTTCCAAGCCTGGTTCCCGGCATCCTTCACGGCATCCATGGCCACGGCGCGGATGGCGACCTCGAACTTGTGTTTGAAGTCCACGATGTCGAACATGAAATCCGCGGCTGCCGCTTTGCCGACCGCCTTGTGCTGGCCCATCTTCGACAGCATCTGACGGCGTGCTTCCATCATTAGCTTATCGAACGCGGTCCGATACGCTTTGATGAACGGCAGACGCCGGGCAACCAGCGTCTTCCACTGCGCCACCTCTTTCGGGTCGCGGTCGCGCAGCTCCAGATCGGAGTCATCCAAAGAACACCCGCAGCAGTGCGTCACCCTTTTAGAAGCGGCCGCTTTCGCCGGATGCTTCAGCAGGCGCAAGGCCTTGGCTGCCTCGGCCACAGCGTCCGGCTCGGCCAGGTCTGGTGTGCTGGCAGGCTCAACTTCGGAGGCGCCCACAGGCGAAACCGAGAACGGCAGGTAGCCAACGTCATCCCCTGCGAAGCGCGGGAGGCACAATCCCAGGTAGTCGGATATGAGATTGACCGGCATGCCCTTTGCCCACAGGACATCGACGCTCTGCAGGCGCTCCTTGCGGACCTCCTGTAGCACCGGGTGTTCGTCCCAGTCCAGGAACGCCTCGACCGGCTGGCGCTCGAACCGTTCAGCCAGGCGAGCCAGCCCGTCACAGAACTTGTCACCTGCAGGCACGCACGTGTTCAGGATGAGCTGGTAGAAATCGGAGGCGCTGCCGATGGAGTAAGCCGCCTTGACGTCCGCCATGCTTGGCGGAACTCCCAGGGCGATGTAGATCTCATGGCGATTCTCAATACGCCCGGCCACGTAGGCCGCATCGACCGTTCGGATCTGCGGGTCTTCAATGGTGATGTCTCCCGTCAGAAATATTGGCTGGAACCGGCCGCGCTGCTGTGCTGCCCGCTTCGCCCGCAAGTCCGCGATGATTTGCTTGCGCTGATCATCGTTCGGGATGCCGTTCTTGGCGACGATATACGGACCCGTGTCGCCGTTGTTCGCCATCAGGTTCCGAGCGAACCGGCCAGCGAGCCAGTCTGCCTCAGCCGCAAGAATCGCCGCTTCAAACTGACCGAGCCCGCGCCACTTGTCATACGGGTTCCACTGCTTGAGCTGGATCACCTGTTCCGGCAACAGGCTGATGCGCTTGCCTCGGCCGTCCGTAAACTCCCAGCCGAGCAGCTCGTCGCCATCGACCACATGACGCATCCGGTCCGGCCGCGCTACGATCACCTTCGGATCTACCTCGGACGGGAACGCCATGGTCGCTTCCCCAGGGAGAATCCAGAACGATTCCCCAGCCATGCGCAGCCAGCCGATGGTGGCCTCAACAAAGTCGCTGTAACCGAGCCCCTTCATCGGCTCGCGCAGGAAGCGGCACATGGCGGGCAGCTCCAGCGCCTCGTCGGCGTCGCGCTGAATGGAGCGCACGCCTCGCCTATATACTTTATAGGTGGAACCTTTCCGGCGCTTTTCCTGGTTGGAACCGGAGTAAGCGCCACCGGCCGGGTAGAAATCGACGGCGATGGCCGCAATCGGCCCGGCGATCTTGTCGATGGCGCTCCGCACCCAGGCGGACTTCTTGTAAGGCTCCCGGAGCTGCTCCGGGCTGCCGTTCAGGTCCATGCCGTTCGCGAAGAAGTATCCCGCCGCATCCGTGGCCGAGCGTTTGAACGTCTCCCAGGCTGCACCGAACCGTTGAAACATATTAGGCATGAGCACCTCCTGACGCGAAAGCTGCCGAGCAGCCGCCACCACGGCTGCACGGGATACCAGATCCGTGGTTATGGCACCCGGCCTGGCTCCGGGCCGCTATATGGTCGTTGTCAGAATAGCCAGCGGGACAATGGGCACTCACGGCTTGCCCGGTTGGATCGTCGGCGCAGATCCGGGGGATGGTTGAAGCCCGGCCAAAGGAAGAGCTGAGCCGGGTTGCCGAAATTGAAATGGAGCCGTCCGCCTGGTGGCCCGCCGCTTGGTGGCCGTGCGCAAGCACTTTGAAATAGGTTGAACCCCCTAAAGTGCTGGACGGGAACTCGATAGCCCGGTTTTTTGCCAAAACGGGGGATGAGCTCTCGGATTTAACACTAGTTAATACCCCGTTAAATTCGTTTTTACGGCGTCGGCGGGCATTCCGGCTATGGAGAGACCCTCCAAAACGCCTGTGAGGCTCCTGGTGCGAAGTTTTACGGGGCGGAATATGGCGGGGAATGGTCATATCAGGGAACTGGAGAAGATTGAAATGGTTCCGCTGCCTGCGTGACAGCAAAGCGCGTTGGCATTCATGCGGTCAGCATGGCCATCTGATGTGTGAGGGGCGCGGTAGGTCACATTGCCGCTCGGCGTGACCACCCGATAAACCGAATGCAAGTCCTCCCGGATGGCCGCGTTGATGGGGATACGCTGCTGGCGCTTCTCAAAGGACATCCGCAGCTTAGTATATAGGTCCACCTTCGTGACGTTGCTCATGGTGATTAGCTCAACCTTGCCATAGAGGTGTTTGTCCGGGTTGTATTCCCCGAACTCCTTGACCAGGTAATCGCCCATGCCAATGCCCGGGCCGGTGTAATCCAGGGCGACCCGGCGAGCTTTCAAGATTCTGGGGCGGAGGATGTCGATCTGGTCTGGTGTGGACATCTTCTCCAGGCAGAGCACCTCTTTAGTGATCTGCATGTCGGCTACCTTTTCAGCCGACCAACTGCAGGTAAAGTCCCGCTTGCGACCGAAGTCGATTCCGATATCAATCGGGAACTGATTCTTGCCCGCGTTCCAATACTCGGGAGGAACCACCTCGCTCGCCTCAATGCTCTCGCATGCAGCAATCAGCTCATACGGCAGCAGCACGGAGGCGGTATCCAAAAACTGACAGCAGAACTCCTGAGCCCAGCCATCCGGATCTGCGAACGCCTCGCGCAGCTCCTCGATGTCCACCGGGAGACCCATCAGCACGGCGTGATAGATGGTGACCAGGTGGCGGCTCCATTTCATCTTCTTGCCGTCGCCATCCTTCCAGATCTTATGCGCCGCGCTACCAGTCCCGTTGGGAGTGGTGATGAGGCGCACCTTCTTTTGGCCACCGCGCAAAGGGTTTGTGATGCTGGGAAGGATGGCCCGCCAAGTAGCGGCGGCGTTGTCAAAAAAGTCGAACTCCGTCAACAGTAGATTGGCGCTACGTCCGCGCACCGTGTCGGGCTTGCCCGGAACCGCTCTCATCCGGCTGCCATTGGTGAAGATGATCTCAGCACTCTTCAGTAGGGTCTCACTGTTGCCCACCCGTTGCTCCTGGTAATCATCGACGACCAGGTCGAACGCCTCTGCCCAGGTCTTTCCCTGGTCCAGGCTATCCAGCGCCTGACGCTCGGACGGCGCGGCAATCATCCATTCGGTCTTGTGGGCATTGCAGTCTTCCGCCACCTCACTCTCACTGGAGAAATCCTTGCCGGTCTGGCGGCTCATCAAACCGATCTTGAACCGGCTCGCATCTTCCCTGTAGGCGAACTGGTATTCCAGCAGCAAGCTGCGAGGATCGTCTTTCGGGTAAGGATTGACCCAACCGTTGACGTTGGCGCCAAGCTTATGCCCGGCCACACGTCGCTCAAGCTCCTCCATTGGCACGTCGCGCAGTCCGCAGCCGGCCGTCTTCCTGGCCTGCTCCACATCGGCTCGCAACTTCTCAAGTGCCTGTTTCTTTGGGGAAGCCATATTACGCGATTCCAAACACCTCTTTCATCCGCGCCGTGCGGGCCTCAATCGTGAGCTCCTTGTCCTCCAGGATACCCTTGGCTTGGTCAGCCTGCGCCGCCTTCCGCTCCAGGACCACGACCTTGCGGCGGTCAATGCTGACGACGTTGTCCTTCAGGTCGGTGTTAACGACCTTGAGGGCGAACTGCGGATCTTCCTCCAGGTCCGCCAACGCGTACATCCGCAAGATGGTTTTCTCGCGAATCTTATCGCGGTCCGCGTTGGGGAACTTCTGCGCGAGCTGCTCTTCATCCTCGCTGGCCAGCTCGCCCAGGCGATCATACTGCATCTGGCGATACTGCCATTGCCAGAAGGTGGAGAGCTGGCCGTCGTGATTCAGGCGGATACTAAACCTTTCCTGGATGCGGCCGCGGATTTCAGCGTTCGTGAGCGTTGCCTTCTCGGAGTTCAGCTCACTGCGCCAGCTCCAGATCTCTTCCCGGGCGTCCGGTGATAGCGCCTTGAGCCTGGTTAGCTCGGCTGCGGAGCCGCCACGAATCTTGGGTTGGCCGTTGGTTTTCATTCGCCGTGAGAGACAAAGCCGATGCCTGCAGCCCGGAACAACCACGCCACCGAGATGGACCAGCCGTGATCCTCGTCGCACTCCGAACACTTGATTGCGCCGACGGTCAGCGTCGGCAGCAGCTCGCAGTGATCGGTGAACATCTCGTAGAATGGTTGCATTGTGTGAGTCCTACTTCAGTTCGCGGAGCGCGACCCTGCCTTCGTCGGTGATGCCCCACTTCATAACCTTGGTCACATGGGATGGCGTTCCCACGATCCAGCCGCTGGTGTCGCAGGCGTGCAACGCCTTCTCAAACTCCATCAACGTTGGCCGCACTTCGCCTGCGTTGACGATTTCCCGCTGCATAGCTCCCTGGAGCATCGGCTCGGTGGAGAGCCCACCGTCGAGTTGGTCCAGGGCGTTGAGCAGCGCCCGAGTGATGGCTTGTTCCCGTTCGTTCATGATTGGTTGTCTTTCCAGGCGTTGAATTCGCCTTCCAGGCGGTTGAGTCCGCTTAAGATTTGGTTGATGCGGTCGTGTAGCTTTTCCCGGCCCACCCTGTCCTCTTTCAGCATTTCGCCGAGCTTGGAATCCAGAGAGGTCCGCAGCTCCTTGACGAAATCGTCCGTCCTGTCCACCGAGCCGCGCTCCACCCCGCCAATCTTCTTAAACAGGTTTTCATGCTCGCGCTGGTCCTGCTCGGCATGCTTCTCCAGCTCGGCCTTGGTGGCATATTCAGCAGCAAAGCGGATATCGAACGGCTGAGGGTTCCCTTTCGGCTTCAGGAACAGCGCCACGATGATGGCGATATTCGCTCCCATCGTTATGACGACATACCAAAACGACATGTTGTCGTGAACGGCGGCGGGCGTTGGGGTTAGGTCTGCGAATAGGATCATACTGGCGTGATGATGAGCTCCCCAAAGCGCAGGGCGCTGTGGGTGCGGTTATTGATTGGACGGGTTCGGGTCATGGTCAAAACTGCGGACGGAAATCGATAGGGGGGACACGCGTCTTTAGCCTGTCCTCGTAAATAGAAACATAGTGATCAGCGAGCTGGGCAATCTTCCCCACCTTCCAATCGCGGTAAGTGCCCCAGATGTCGGAGAGCACCTTAACCCACAGCGGCGGGTTGAGGCGCATGCCTCCAGCCGAATCGAAGAACACCTCGCTGCCGACGTGCCTATAGCCCATCAGATAGCCGGGCACCCTGGGGACGATGTCTTCCTCATTCACGATGCGGAAGGTCCGGTAACCCAGCAGCGAGTCGTAGTTAGCCGCCCATGCGGCATTGCCGACACGCGGGCCACCAAACGTATATACCGCGCTGACGGGCAGCCCGGCCCGCGCCATCCGCATAGCAAAGAGCTGCGCTAGCGCTCCTCCCAGGGAGTGGCCCGTCACAATCACAGGAGAGCTCCCAGGGACGATTTGCGGAATCAGCCGACTGCCGATTCCGATGCTCGCATCCAGGAACCCCCGATGCACTTCCCCGTCAGAGCCGATCTGTTCACGGATGCATTCCGCGTCGGTCAGCACATCGCGAATCGAAGCGGTCCCTCGAAACGCGATGATCATTACATCCCCACGGTGCTGAACCAGGCAATGCGCCAGCTCGGTATCGATGGTCGAACCGGTGTAAGCGTCCGCGCTCGCTTCGCAACAGCGCCGCGCATCTGCCAGGCTAAATTTGGTCGCGTCCATTTTGGTTCTTCGTTTCCTTCGTTTCCTTGGTGTGAAAACTCCGGGTCACTTCACCTTCGAGTAAGCCTCGGCGGCTGCCTCGACCCCGGCCTTGAAGCTGGTGCCGTAGCCGGTGATTACCGCCGACTGCGCCGCGCCGGTCGCGCTGATAACGTCCGCGTTATTCTTCGCGGCCAGCTTGGCCAGCTTCACGGAGACGCTCCCGTTCGTGCTGGCCGTGATTTCAAGCCCCTCAATATC